GCGCTCACCCTTTCTAGCATCCGCTTTCGTCTGTAAATCTACCGTATAAAAATGGGTGTTCCATCTCCCATGTAAGATCCTATCACATTGTATTCAAAATAGTCAAGTGCTTCTTCTTCTGTCATTTCATTATCTTCCATTAAGGCTTGGATAACTAATTCTGCACTGTATACTACTTTGTCACCATAGTATGTAGCTCCTACGATACACTTATCATATTGATCTCTAGGCTCCAGTAATAAGGCCTCATCACCTACATACTCTTCAATATCTTCAAATTTGGTCATAATGGTCCCCTGTCGGACCATTTTGTCCGATGATGTCTTGCCGTTTCTCGTCTTCCTCAGTCCAAAGTTCCACAAGTTTATTGGGGGGAGGTTTGGGGCTATCCCATTTATTTGACCAGTCGATTCCTTCAAATCCTCGGTCATATTCGGCCGATTGTGTTTTAGATTTAAGTAAGTCTCCGGTAATGTCATTTTTAGCCACCATGTTATTTACCCCTCGCTTCCATCATTGCGTCAGCTAATAAGAAAACTCCTTCTGAAAGCTGACGCCTTCGATCATCATCAAATCCGTATTCTGTCAATGATGCTAACCGACCTTGGATAATTGCCGCGGCAAAAATATCTCTTATAATGCTTTCATCTTCATTCATATTTGACACTCCGTTTCTATATCTATTTTAATGTTGTTGCGGTCTACTAAATGGGCCACACACTGAACTGTTCTCACTGGATGCAAGCTTTCTTTAAGAAAGACTAAATTAACAAGTACCGAACAAACTAATGCTGCTACTAAAGTTTTCATATTAGTTTCCTATGTTAATGGATAGGATGAATATATGAATACCTAAGAACCAATAATGGTTTTCATCATCCCCAATCCTGGACTCATACTCAACTCCTACCATCATTCCGGTAATGAATTTTATTTGAATCCATATCATATCTCACATGAACCTGAAACACAAGCAAGTGTTTGAGCACCCTCTGTATTATCTTCTAGTTCAATGAAATCTTTCCAATCAATATCAGTAGGCATTAATTTTACTGCAGCGTCGTATTCGGCTTTAGTACAATCAGTATATGGTGCCTGCACATATGTATGGTTTGAATGAGGTAAGAATGATACACCACTTACTTCATCAAAATACTTCCACACCCAAGCTCCTACTTCTACCCACTCTTCATCTTTAACGCTAATTGTTACAGATGGTTTATGTTCACACCAATGACGTTGATAGATCAACCATAAATCTAACTGCTCAATCGCAGACTTACTATCCCGTGTAATAGCTCCTTTAGGAGCCATCATTGGAAAGCTAAATACAGCCGTTGAATCAGGACGATATGCTTCATCTTCCACTGGAACACCCTTGTCTTTTAAGTAGGTATAGATAGGGTCTTTCTTATCCATACGAATACGTCTGATATAAAAATCATTGTGCCTAGCATGAATGCCGCTAGCGCTGTCCACCAATTGGCTGACAGTTCCTGAGGGTTTAACACAAGTGATAGAAGCAGAAACAGAAATACCAAGTCTTTCAGCAAAGGTTTCATTTGTTTTCCTAGCAAGATCTCGTAAACGCTCTAGCATCAATGGATCCGGATTGTTAGTAATAGTAGCGTCCATAATACCAGTCATACTGACGCCAAGTAAACGCTCTTCTTCTGTGTTACGTTTCCAGTCTTCTGATAGGAACTGAAAGTCACCTAACATCGATTGAATAGTGCCAAGAATTGCGGCTAATTCTACTTTACGAGCTAATGACTCTTGTGTGTCTCCGGCGCGTACAACCACTTCCGTAAGGTTGCAAAATTGTTTATCACGTAAGATAATTTCTGAGCATGGATTTGTTCCGTAACTGAAAGCGTTAGAGCGTCGTCCCCACTTAGCTGCTTGATTTTGTGCAGCAACACGATTAAATATTCCTCGTTCACCTGATTTAGATTTAATAAGACTGACCCACTCTTCTAAGAAAGTTTCGCTATCTGGTTTTTCTGTATAAGCCACGCTGTTGTTAGCAAGTCCACGGTGTGGATTATCATTATACCAAGCTCCCATTTTTGCTTCACGCATACGGCGATCTGTTAAGTTAGAAAGTGAAATCAATGCTGATCTACGAACACCACCAACTACCACAATCTCACCAACCATACACATTAAATCATGTACTTCTAAACTATTGAGTTTGCGTCCACCAGCATTTTTAAACATGTTAATCGAGAACTCAAATAGCCGTTTAAGGGGGTCAGGTCCTGATGCTCTTCCACCAAATGTTTTAAGTCTTGCTCCAGCAGGTCGAACCTTTGAGTAATCAATCTTAGGGACATCTCCATCCCAGAGAGAAGAGAGTAATTTTTTGAAGGCTTTTGCCCATCCGAGTTTTGAGTCTTGTACAAAGATGACATCATCTACTTCCTTAAAGTGATTAGGGATTGCTGGTAGCTTGTCAATCTCTTGACGCTCACAACTAAAACCCACACCAGTGCCGTTCATTAAAATATATAACGCCTCTGAGAAAGCTCGTTTATTATTTACTGCTAAATAAGAACAATTGTAAGCAGAGATATTATCACGATCACAAGCCTCACCAGCGGTCATTAAAAGACGCATTGATGGCATAACCTCAAGTGTTAAAATTGCTTTACGTAGTTCTGTGTATGGAATTTCAGCGTCTTTTGTTTTACCCTTTAAATAAGTTATTAGACGATCAACTGTCTCTTCCCAAGACTCTCTACGCTGTTCCTTAGATAAATATCGTGAGTACCGGCTACGGTGAATAACGCTTTGGTAAATACTAGGTAATTCCATTTAAAATCCTTTCTACATGAGCTACCGCATCTTTTGTTGTGATACGGTAATCATAATTATTTGGTGGTATAAATAATGCGTCTGTGTCTTTGTATTCGCTTTCCTTTTCCGTGTCCATCCATATTGTTATTTGTGGTCCGAATAAAAACCACATCAATGGAGTAGCACAAACAAAATCACAAACTACATAATCTACTTCTTGAGTTTTAGATAACTGGTGCATCCTAGAAGCCTGCCGCATTCTGCCAGCTAATGTGAAGTCCCAATCATTATATTCTTTTCTTACTTGATCTGCATTAAACCACTTTACTGTTTTACCGGCCTCCAATAGTTTAGCAATTAACTTCTCGGCTAGTGTGGTTTTGCCTGTACCGGGAAGTCCCATAATCAATATTTTTTTCATTAAAAAAGGGGAGCTATTGAGGCTCCCCTGCTCCTAACTAGGTTATTTAAATTGCAAAGTCCGAAGCTGCAGAAGAACCGCCGCCTAATTTATCACCATCTTCTTGCTTTTGCACGTTGTTAAGACCACATGCGATGCCCTTAGAACCATTAGAATTATATGCATACATTGTTACTGATGCACGGCCATAACAACCTGAATAGAACTCGTCTGCACTTATGATTGGATTCATATCTGCATCAACAACTCCTGGACGTTGTGCAGAATTGGCATTAATAAAGTATGAGTTGGCATACGCTTCATCATCTTTTTCTGCATCACCATCACGTAAACCACCTTTTAATAACTTTGGCATAGACCCACCAAATACAGCTACGTTTGCTTCTGCTACAGTCTTAAAAGCTTTGTTAAACTTTTCTACTGTTTCCTTATCTGATTTTGGGATAATGATAGAAACTGAATACTTTGGTGTACCACCTTCCATAGCGGCTTGTGGTTGGAATACGTGTGCGTATGAGAAACGTACTTTGCCAGTTACAATCTTTTCATTTGTTGCCATGATGATATTTCCTTTTAACGATAGAATCGAACTTCAATGGGTGCCGATTCATCTAACCCGTAAAAACTATTTTCCTCTCTTTATTTCGACTTGTCAAGCATTAAATAATAAATTGTTTGCTATTATAGCCTCTCTTATTGCTAGTACCTGTATAAAATCTTCGTACCTACCTTCTTTGTTTAATATCTTAGGTTCTGATTCAGTTAAGATAAGAGCACGATACACCATTTCCCTTAACATATCAATATCTTTTTTCATGTCCTCATTATCTTTAAAGAGTTTAGTCAACGATTTAATCATTGTATCAGGAACTTCAAACTCCATGCCAAAATATTCCGCTATCAAGAAAAATCCTTTTCAGCACTATGGTTATCTTTAACTAATTTAGGTTGTCCCTCAGGTCGTGCAATAAGACTACCTAACCAAGTTACTACTTGCCCCTTAGATCCAAGCTTTTCTAATTGAGCAATACTTTTAAGTTTAGCTGGTTCAAATAGATCTTCTTTCAAGAGTCCTTTATTGTTAAGAATGACAGAGGCCAACAATGGATCTGTAATCTTACGATGGGTTACTGTGGTTGATAGTTTGTAACCCTTTGGAATTTTACCCTTATTAACTGCCTCTTCAAGTAAATAATCTTGAGCATCAGATACCCAAGTTACAATGCCTTGAGCTTTGTCTACTAAAGTTGATACCGCTTCATGTGTCATCAACTGTACTGGTCTAAAGTCAATCTTAGCTAATTCAGCTACTTGTTCTGCCCTTGTTTTACACATGGGTTTCGCTTTACAGTATTGGCACCATGTACCGGCCATAAATTCACCTGCACCGATATATGCTAATTTAGCCTTTGGTTTGACTACTGTATTAACCCAGTCAATTAGTTTAGCCTTAGATACCGTCTCAGAACTGATATTATTAGCTCTTGGTTGATAGATGGTGTATGTGACCGTTTTAATGTCAGGATATTGTTCTTGGTACTTTAAAACCGCACCAACAGCATAGAGTCTTAGTTGGCTATTACCTGTGGCATCAACATACTTCAAGCCATATTTTAAATCGATGACTAAGATACTATGATCGTTTAGAATAATGATGTCTGCAGAACCATGTCCCTCAGGTACATACATGCTATAATCAACACGTTGCTCAATTAGAATAGTATCACCAGAACCTACTTGAGACCTTACGTAAACAACGTATCCATCTACATCATTCTCAAACTCTTCACTCCAATAGATGCCGTTTTTAATGCTTTCATACTCAACATCATATTCTTCTTGTGTGATTTGATTGTAGGCTAATCTTAATTTCGCCTCACCCAATCGGTGGGCTTCTGTTCCCTGTGCGGCAAAATCTAAACCGTTAGAGGCCCTACGAATTTCGGGTAAAGTTTCTGATAACCTAATTGATGGAGTGCAGTTCAACCACCTTTCGCTAGAAGATGGTGAAAGAAGCGCATGTGCTGACATATTTTCCCCTTTAGGGAGTTAAGTTTTGTATATTATACAGTATTACTTTGCGGCATTCAAGTTTTTTATTAGGTCATTTACTACACCTGAAAAATCAATGACTACCTCATTTTTGATAGCGATGATAGGATCTTTTGTCTCACGATAGTCTTCTTTAAATTGCCCTTTAAGTGCAATCTCTAAGATACGTGAATTAAAGTTTTTGTTTTCGATATTGTCCAGCATCAGCTTTTCCCAAAATGCTTGAGCTTGAACAACAGCTTTATCTAAAGCTTCCGCAAATTCCGGATGGTTCTTTTTATATGTTTGGGCTGTGGAATAACTAAGCCCCAATTCTGCAAACATAATCTTTTGACTTGCTCCTGTTTTACCAAGCTCCACCATTTTGTTACACATGGATGGATCATATTTGACAATTGCTGATTTTGTTTGTTTTACTGGGGCTTGAGCCATTATTTCTTTTC